CAACCCTAAAGTGGCAGGGTTATTAAAGTATTGTATTAAGCATGGACATTGGTCTGTCTTTGAGCAAGCATCAATGACTTTGGAGATTCATACTACTCGTGCTATCGCTGCTCAAGTGTTGAGACATAGGTCATTTACATTTCAAGAATTTTCACAGAGATATGCTGACTCCTCTTTACTTGGAGATAGTATTCCTCTGCCACAACTACGTCGTCAAGATGATAAGAATAGACAGAATAGTATTGATGATATAGATCCATTTGTCAGACAGGACTACGAGTTAAAAATACAAAGGCATTTTGTAGATGGAATGAAACTCTATAAAGAAATGCTTGACCATGGTATCGCTAAAGAATGTGCAAGAAATGTATTACCTCTTGCAGTACCAACAAAAATGTATATGACTGGTAATCTTCGCAACTGGATTCATTATATCGAATTGCGTTCTTCTAATGGTACTCAGAAGGAGCACCAAGAGATTGCACTCCTTGTTAAAGACCATTTCACCTGTCAGTTTCCAGTGATCTCTGAGGCACTTGGATGGTGTCCTGAGGAAGAAGATGAATGTCCTTGTCGTTATACTGATTGGGAAGATATACAACCATGTTTAAGGATTGAGTGATCTAAATAGTTGTCTAGTACAAATGCCTAGTTAATTTTGAAGGATAAGAAAGCAGCAAAAAAGATTATAAAACTTGCAAAAAAACACCCAGACTGGTATACTGAGGAGGAAGTTAAATATGCCAAACAAGTACGTTGGGCTATTAAACAAGAAGAAAAACAACAAAAGGAGGAAACTTGAATGCCCACCTATCCTGTTTTAAATAAGGAAACTGGAGAGAAAAAAGAACTCTCCATGTCAATGAGTGATTATGATCAATGGCGTAAAGATAATCCCGATTGGGATAAAGATTGGAGTGCAGGTATAGGTGGTCATATGTATGGCAAACCTAAAGTGGATGATGGTTTCAAAGAAGTCATGTCCAAAGTCCAAGCAGCACATCCCAAATCTAACTTGAGTCGTTTTACTTAAATCATGGCAAGAGCACGAAAGAAAACGAATGGTAATGGTACTGCACCACTTCAACCAATGTCAAAGAAGATGATGAAGAGAAAGAAACCTATTGATTCATCTTACATGGTTCCTGTCAATCCATTGACTCCTAATCAGGAGTTAGTGTTTGAAAAGTATGCAGAAGGACAGAACCTTCTGTTACATGGTGCAGCAGGTACAGGTAAAACTTTTATTACATTGTATCTTGCTTTGAAAGAAGTACTTGACGAGAGCACACCTTATGATAAGATATACATTGTCAGGTCTCTAGTACCTACAAGAGAGATTGGTTTCCTACCTGGTGACCATGAAGATAAGTCTGCACTATATCAGATACCATACAAAAATATGGTGAGATATATGTTCAGTATGCCTGATGATAACTCTTTTAATATGCTTTATGAAAATCTTCGTGCTCAAGAAACAATAAGTTTCTGGTCTACAAGTTTTATTCGTGGTGTTACTCTCGATAATGCTATTGTTTTAGTAGATGAATTCAGTAACTTGAATTATCATGAACTTGATAGTATAATAACAAGAGTTGGTCAAGATTCTAAGATTATGTTCTGTGGTGACATCACTCAAACTGATCTCACCAGAGAGAATGAGAAGTCTGGTATCTCAAACTTCATTAATATCCTACAGCAAATGCGTGAGTTTACTTGCGTTGAGTTTGGTATTGATGACATCGTGAGGTCTGGACTGGTCAAATCTTATCTTGTCACTAAGTATAATCTAGGTTTTTAATGTTTAAATTTATTGATACCGACCTCAAAGAACATGTAGAGGTTGATGCTATTGACCGTAATGGTACTAGATTCTACCCTATTCCTGGTGCGGATAAATATTATCCGAGTGTAACTTCCATCACATCGTTTAAGAACGCTGCTTTCTTCTCAAATTGGAGAAAGAAAATTGGTGAAACGGAAGCGAACAGAATTACTGCCAGAGCAACACAAAGAGGTACAGCATTCCATTCTATTACTGAAGATTATTTCAAAGGTGAATTAGATACAGACAAATACTTGGAAAATAATCCATTGTCTGTTAGAATGTTTCACATAGCAAAGCCTACGTTAGATCGTATCAATAACATTCATTGTTTAGAGACTTTTCTATACTCTCATTACCTTGGTCTTGCTGGTCGTGTAGACTGCATCGCTGAGTTTGATGGTGAGTTGGCAGTAATCGATTTCAAAACTTCAACAAAAGAAAAGAAGGAAGATTGGGTTGAACATTATTTTGTTCAAGAGACTGCGTATGCAGCAATGTTCCTTGAACGTTCAGGTTTAGAGGTGCAGAAAATTGTCACACTTATCGCAACTGAAGAGGGATCTGTTCAAGTATTTCAGAAGTACAATCTTGATGACTATTTACAATTACTCAAATCCTATATTGAAGAATTTGTTAGGGGAAGAGCGAATGCCTGATAAAGATGTTGAGGACAAATTTTTAACGCCCACTAAATTTTCTCAGGAAATTGAAAAATTGGTGAAGCGTAGTAGCGGTCTCATATCATATATTGAAGCAGTAGTAACCTATTGCCAAGAGAATGAGATTGAGATTGAAGTTGTTCCTAAACTAATGTCTAAACCCCTCAAAGAACGCTTGCGACATGAAGCAGAGCGTTTAAACTACATGAAAAAAAGATCCAAAGGAGTACTACCATTGTAAAATGAGTAAATTTTTCAATTCAGACCAAGTACAAAACAATCTACAAGATATCTTCAACACTTATCAAGAAGTTGCAGCGATGACAGCAAAACTTGCCACGATGAGTAGAGAAGAGAGACTAGATCATATCGAAGATTGTAAAAACTTGATTGATAAACAGAAGACTTTTTATGGTAGACTATGCCTTGCTGCATCAGAGGACAGGGAAGCAGCAGACATGAAATCTAGGATCAATGCCCTGTCCAATGCTTTTGGGTATAAAGACCTCTTAGAGTGCATGGATGCTATGATCAAGACACTTGAAACAACTGCACGACGAGGGGTTGACTAAACCTAAATAGTATGTTACGATTACACAGTAACAATCCAAAACAACACACTTAATACGGAGAATACGAAATGTCATTTGCCTCTCTTAAAAAGGCATCATCTAAGGGTGATACCTTTGCAAAACTATCCAGAGAGATTGAGAAATTGAATCAGCCTGCTGCTGGTTCTTCTGCTGATGAGCGTTTCTGGAAACCTGAACTTGATAAGTCTGGTAACGGTTACGCAGTTATACGATTCCTTCCTGCTCCTGATGGAGAAGATATGCCTTGGGCAAAGGTTTGGAGTCATGCTTTTAAAGGTCCAGGTGGACAGTGGTACATTGAGAACAGTCTTACTACACTTGGTAAGGATGATCCCGTTGGAGAACTGAACAGGGAACTTTGGAACAGTGGTCGTGATAGCGATAAGGAAATCGCACGTGCTCAGAAGCGTAAACTTTCCTACTACAGCAACATTTATGTTGTTCAAGATCCTGCTCACCCTGAGAATGAGGGTCGTGTCTTCCTATACAAATTTGGTAAGAAGATTTTTGATAAACTTGTTGAAGCAATGCAACCTGCATTTGCAGACGAGAGTCCTATTGATCCTTTCAATTTCTGGAAGGGTGCTGACTTCAAATTGAAGATCCGCAAGGTTGATGGTTACTGGAACTATGACAAGTCTGAGTTCGCTACACCTAAAGTGTTAGGTAACTTCGATGATGATAAACTAGAGTCTATCTGGAAAGAGGGTTACTCTCTTGCAGAGTTTGAAGCAGAGAAGAACTTCAAATCATATGAAGATCTACAGAAACGCCTTAACTTAGTTCTTGGTAAAGGTGCTGCACCTGTACGCCCTAATATTGGCGTTGACAGTGAGGAATATGAACCACAACCTTCTAGTGGTTTTAATGACTCCGATCTCGCTGGTCTTAAGAATGCAGTTGCTTCGTCTCCTGTTGAGGATTCCGAAGATACTCTTTCATATTTTGCTAAACTTGCAGGTGAAGATTAAATGATTAATTTATTAGCTGCTGCTTCATTAGATCTTAATGAAGCATGGAATCTGTCATGGGGAGAAGGCATTCAGTTTATACTGGTACTTGCCTTTGTGTACTGGTTAAAGGTACAAATTGATACAAGAGCAGGTCTTGGTAAGAAAAAACTAAGACAATTAAAGACGGTGATTAAAGAAGCAATCCTAGAAACCAAATAGGAAACTGTCACAAAGGGGGTTACACACCCCCTTTTTTATGCTATAATATAAATATCAAAAACGGATTACTATGAAAAAACCATTACCTCTACCTCTATACTCCATTTTTCTAATTCTAACTGCAAACTTTGCTCCAGTACCTCCTGTTAGTGCAGAGAGTATTGGTGATCGTAGTAATCGTCAAGCATATCAAGATGCTCCCTCTAGAAATTGGGTTGATAGATTAATTACAACAGCATCAAGTTCTACTCCTCACGAATATAGAGGAGTAAGAAGAGAACCAGTACCAGTAGTGCCTTGGTGGAGAACGAATAATAGTTATCAACCAGGATATTCTTCATCTAGTACATGTACTCGTAAAGAGTATAGAGAAGAGTATGTTCCTGGCACAGCAAATCGTCCAGGATATGTTAATTCATGGCATGATACTATTGAAGTACCATGTAATCATTCAAGACCATCAAGACCTATCTTTCAAAGAGAACCGTCACCTGATGGTAATGAGTGTAGTGAAGGAGCAA